TGCCCTTACTGTAAAGTTGCTGGTTACAGTTAAGTTAACTTGTTCTGTAGTTCCCGATATGTTTCCATTGGAAGCTAGACTTAAACCAGAAGGAAGTGTGCCTGATACCAATGTATAAGTTACTGTACTGCCTGGACTATACGTTTGTAAGTTTAAATTATAATATTCCAACTCTGGTATAATACCAAGACTGCCTGCCGGAGTGATCCAAATTGCCGCCATAATTTATTTTAACTTAATAACAACCAATACTCACCGTTGCTGACCATAGTCACCGTAGGTGGAGTTCTTGTATTATTCCAATTGAAACCAGTTTGTTCTGTCTGTAAAGGACTGACAATAATGTTGCCACCTCCTGCGTTTGTGTTTAGTGCAACCACGGTTGTATTTGCATTTGTCGCATCTCTGTCGTAATACAATATATGAAGAAGTCTGTTAGTTGAAGATGTAGCATTAGGCAATAAAATTGAACAATTAACATCGCCTGTAACATTTGCTTGCAATATATAGTCAGAATTTGAAACTGTATATGACCCTGAAACAATATTTACATTAACTCTATGTGCCCCTAAGACCTCAATATCTGCACTTGCAACTAAAGTGTTTCCAGCGGTTAATATACCATTAAAATTAGATGCACCATTTGCGGTTAGTGTATCCTCTACATTTGTAACTTGAAGACTAGTATTTCCAGTTACAGTTAATTCGCCGCCCACTGTTAACTCTGTAAGAGTTCCAAGACTGGTTACATTAGGTTGTGAAGCAGTAGCGATATTGCCGTAATACTGTGCGCCTGCATTACCAAATGTACTTGAATAAATTACATTAGCATCAATTTGATTAAAAGTACTAACACCTGTACTTTCAATATTTGCATTTAAATTTGCTACTTCAGAATTAGGAAAAAATGCTTCAATAAGTTGAAAATTTTCATTTACAATCGTAAAAGCATCGCGGAGACTGCTACCAGTTCCATCATTGGGAGAAGTTCCGACGTTAATATTAGGTAAAAGAGCCATAGTTCTAGAGTCCGTTTTAGTTATTTATCGGACTTAGAGTTTAGGCTGTTGTGATTAATATGGGCTAAAACTACTTCCGCAACCGCAAGTAGTTGTTGCGTTAGGATTATCTATGCTAAAACTGGCACCCATTAGGTCTTCTTTATAGTCAATTCGAGCACCATCTAAGTAAGTAGCACTCATTGAATCTATTAGGATTTTTACACCTTCGTGGTCTTCTTCCCAGTCGTCCTCGTTGATGATTTCGTCGAAAGTAAAACCGTACTGCATGCCTGAACAGCCGCCACCTTGCACAAAAGTGCGTAGTTTAAGATCCGGATTATTTTCTTCTGCTAGTAGGTCTCTGAGTTTTTCTACTGCTGAATCTGTAAGTGTAATCATTTGCCTGAATATATCCTTATGTTAACTCTGTCCCAATTTATGATACGCCAGATGTTGGCAAGGTAACGCTTTTTGTCAGCACCATAATCCTTGGCCCAGGCGTGTTCCCACCAGTCTACTAATAGTGCGATATCTGTGCGTTTTTGATGGTTAGGAATACGTTTAATTTCACCACTACGGCTGAGATAGATCCAGCCCGATCCCTGTATTTTCATTGCTTCTTCGGCGAACCGTTCTTTAAACTCTGCAAAACTGCCAAATTTGCGATTTATTAATTCAAGACTTGCGCCACGTGGTTTATTGTTGTTGCGTGGAGGGTACAGTTGAGGGAAAAATATATTGTGTAAAAAGGCGCCTGCTTCGTTGAAAGTTTTATCGCCTTCACCTTTGTTGTAGCGTTCTACATAACCTCTGGCTAGTTTGCCATAATGGTAGTCCAGTGTGGCTTTGCTCATTACTGGTGCCAATTGAGTTTCTTTATATGGTAGTTTTTCTAACACCAACTCCTGACTGCTTTTTGCTTCAACTAAATTTATATAATCACGCATTGTGTATTTATTTTGTCCTATAAACAATTCTAGCACGGCTTAAATCATAGGGACTCATTTCCATTACAACAGAGTCCCCTGTGATAATTTTGATATCGTTTTTACGCATTTTACCGCCAATGTAAGCAGTTACTGTATGTTCTAATTCGTCTAGTTTAACTTTAAAAACAGCATTGGGCAGGCATTCAAGCACACGCCCTGTGTAGCGCATCATTTCTTCTTTGGGCAATTGGGGTTCCTTAATTACTGAGCACTGAAGACTTGTATCTCTGATTTGGTGTCAATATGCCATAAGTTCGATATAGAAAGTTTACAAAGTTTTCTGCTTCACGCTTTCTAGTAGCGTCCTCTACATCTGTCCAAACCAAGTATGCCTGATAGACTTTGTCTAACCATTCTTTGTCATTTTTCATTGTCGATTGATTCCCTAAAACAGTATCCAGTGCCGTGCCTGTGAACAGTATTTAACCTCATCAGTTCTAAATTGCACTCTTGCTGAGTACGTGCTGTTGCTAGAATCTGGTAACTCACGAAACCGTCGGGTCTACTGTCAAAGAAACTGAATACTAGAATCCAATATAGCATCACATACTTATCTACGCATGTGAGCAATTGCCTCGGCTTCGTCATCACTAAAAATAGGTACCGCATTGGATTTATGCATAGTACCGATACCTTTGATCTTAGTACCTGTATATTTAGGAATTTCTGCTGTACAGACAGCACCTGTTATCCACGAACTGCGGCTGGGAATATTTTCAGTTTCACGTCCGGGGGGTGCGCTTAGGCTGTACTTCAAAGGTTCTGCATCAAGACCTTTGCGCTGACGTCGTTGCTCTTGCTCTGCACCATGCTTATTCTTAAGTTTTGCCCAACTGTCCTCTAACTCGCGATGTCGGCGTGCTTCATCTGCGGTACGAAACTTTACTCGGCCTTTCTTTTTACCTGTCATGCTGAGCCAAGGCCCTTCAAGATGCATAGTCATAGAGACTCCTCTGTGTCAAATATAGTTTATTATAAGTGATTTGGATTATTCTGTCAAGTAATACTTTAGTACTACAGATTATCAGGCCAATCCCGGTATAAGGCATGTTGTATGTTATCGGCCACAAATTGATTGAAACTGCGATGTTTAGTTTCAAGTTCACCTTCTAGTGGTGCAACACGTTCAAACGCCGAGTCCATTTGTGCCATGTTTCGGAATTCCATCATTATGTGCCATTCTGGAATGTCCATACTACGGAATCCCATTTTGCATCTGGTGATACGATAACTTTCCATCTTGTCTTCAGACTTTAAATGTTCTAAAAAGTCTCGCATATTATTGACAAATTCTATGTCTGAGATATCACCGTCTTTGTCTGCCCAAATATGATAAATGTCCATTATGCCGGTCCTAAAAGTTCAAATCCTTGGATTTTCTTTTTGTATTCATCTGCACCACCCAAATATAGATATTTAAATCCCTGTTGTTTATAATAGGCACATTCATTTTTTAAACTGGCAATACCCAACCCTAGTCTTGGTTCTGCATAGTCCCAAGCAAACTGAACTGCTTCTACATTAATGTAATCATATCTACGTAAAATACTAAATGCCACTAATTGATCGTTATGCCAATAACCAATGACATCATTGCGTTGGTCAATGTATTCACTGTCGAATATAGGCATTACACTTTTAAACTTCTTATACCTACAATATTTTGTGTATATTTCGTTTAGTTGTCGGGGATCGGGTACTTGTATAACAGACCAACCAGTATCTAATAAAGGATAATCGGTTTGACTTAAATCTATTCGTGCATACATCAATTATTGAAACGCCATGTGACAACTGTATTTAATGCTGCTTCATCCCAGTGGCTATAATATCCTTTGGCTTGTAATTGTTCGCTGGCATCATTGAGTTTGTTTAGTCGTTGTGCAAGAACCAATGCGGCTTTACCGAAATTCATTACAACTCCGTTGACTAGTTCTCGACGTTCAGGATGGTCTTCTAGTAAAACATAGTTTTCTGACATTATGACACGGTTTATTTTTTCTACAATGGCTTCTAATTCTTCTGCGGTAGATTCTGCAGGATCATAGTAAAATATGACAACATCTTTTGTGTCCAACTGCGGCAAGTTTTCTAATATTCGTAGTGGGAGATTGCTGAACGTACAATCTACAAACGCAATTTTCTTATTAACCCTTGCTTGTCTTGCATAGGGACAAGGTGCCCAGTTGTTTAGCAGTGGGTTTGGTTTTTCAACAAAGTCTACAAGCCACTTTATAATATTTGCTTTGACTTTATTTCGCAATTTTGTAAACTTCCATTGTCCATTCGGGACCTTTAAGCCTGTAGGTTATGTCTTCGTTGTCTTTGACAAAAAAGTGATGCTCGGGAAAACGCTTCTTAAGATTATCAATTACTTCTTCTATAGTTCGACCCTGTGCAAGAAACGTGTCTGAATCCTCATCCCACCAGTAAAAGATACCCTGATGTTCTTCTACTTTGACTCTGTGTACAAGATTGTTCAGTATTTCTACAGCACGTTCGAACCTGACTGTTTCTTCCTGGTCCGCTCGACTTTTAATCCAAGCAAGCACAAGGCTAATAGTAAACCACCAAAAAACTATCTGCATTACCCATGTGAAAATCTCAGCCACTTATTGCTCCTGTTTTTTTGTAGCCACACAACTTGCGTATACGGATCTGCCACCAGGCTTACGCACTTCGTTAATATTTTTTACCAACTGCATACACTGCCCTTGATTGGCCACTGGCATTTTTTCTACTGTAACAGCAGTACCGTTTGCCACAAAAACCAGAAACCAAACACTGTATTCAAACATAGTTAGTCCCAAAGTGATTCATAGTATTTGCCAAACAGTCTAAAGCCGTTTTTGATACGAGCATGAAATTTCGCATGCCCGTCTGTGTCAAACTCGTATGTGTCGTTAGGTCCTTTAACCACTGTACTCATACCGCCTTCCAACTGCTTCCACTGTATGTCATGTTCGCCTTTGCGAAACTGATCTTCCCATGAATCGTCTAACTTAGTGCTGAATGCAAATATCATTTCATCCAAGACCCAGTCCCAGCGTTCAAAGTGTGTGCTGTCTGTACTGCCGTTGGCTTTTTCTTCTTTGGTCTGTTTTGCGGGTCGTAGTTCCGGGGGGCAGTCTTTGGGATCAACATAAGGGCCACCATGTTGAGTGGCTTTGAGTTGTTTCAGCATGGGCACAATTATATAAGCCAGTGTATGATCCATGCTCCAAGTGTCCCAACGGTCAATACGTACTTTAATTTTACGTTTACGTTTACTCTCAACCCATATAAAAAACTTGTACAGCCAAGTATGGTGACGGTCGCGATCCATTGGACGGACTTGGCCTACTTCTGCTTCGGGCTCTACACTGCCGTGAGCCAGCCATTCACCGAAGTCGTGTACCCAGTCGGGCTTGCTTTTCATGCTGTATTCGTCTTCTACGTCTTTGGCCCAAAAGCAAAGCAGTTCAGCCAACTGATAAGGACCAAACCAAGATTTATAAGGTCCTATATATGCTTTCATTACTCACGCTCTCCAAACAAGTTAAGCAAACTGGTAAAGATATTGATAAAGTTCAGGTACAGACTTAGTGCACCAATGACTTCGCTGTTGCCCTGATAGCCATCCACGCTGACAGTTTCGCGAATACGTTGTGTGTCCCAGGCAGTCAAACCCAAAAACACAATAATGGCCAATGCACTGATAACCAAACTGGCTGTGCCATTGCCTACAAATACGTTTATCACACTGGCAATTATAATAGCAATAAGGCCCACAAACATAAACTGACCCATGCTGGTTAAGTCACGCTTAGTAAACCATCCGTACACACTCATAGTACCAAACAGTGCGGCCGCTCCCATAAAAGCAGTCACAATGCTAGTGCCAGTAAACACCACAAAAATGGTGCTGAGACTGACACCCATCAGTGCCGCAAAGGCCTGTAGTGCAATCTGTGCCGAACTGCGACTCATGGTCTGCATACGACTACCAATCACAAACACCATAACCAAAGGTGCAAAAATTACCAACCATTTTGTCACACCAGTAAACAAGAACTGCATCAGTCCTGCACTACTGCTGACCAGCATGGCCACAATCATACTGTTAATCACAGCCAAAAACATGTTGTTGTAAACACGAATCATGGCTTCATTTACTTCTGACACAGTCCTATAAATCAAAGTAGTCATCTTTTCTCCTTTAATAAATTATAACAGAAAATTCGTTATCTGCCAACCCACTTGAGTGAAAATACAACAGCATCCTGCTCATTTTGAAATCTATACTCGACACCTTCGTCCGAATATTCCAAATCGTATTGATCACCGGGCATGCCAAATTCATCCAAACACCAAAGCAAGTGCTCTTCCCAATCTCGCCAATAATAGGATTGGTGCTTGTAGGGAATCACAATATTAACCACGATGACCCTGACTTAAACGATGCGCCCGTGCCAAAACATTATGAATGCGGTTACGGCACTTGGTGTTTTTAGTTTCCATTGATTAAAACTCATCCATTTGCCCAAGTCTTTTTCCTGGACCCAACTATTTACTTGTTGTACCTGCACGTCAGTTAAATCGTTATCAAAGGTCTGTTCGTCCGATGGTTCGACGTTTAGTTCAACCCAACGACGATTAAATTGTTTTACAGTGTAATTGGCCATACTTTGTCAAAAACCAAGTCTGGATCTTTTCGTTTCTAAATTCGAATACCGCAGTTCTATCGTATTCCCAATCTGCGAATTCTGGGTTGTTCCAATAGTTACTGCGTCTATATTCAAAATGAAAATCCTTAAAGCATTCAAGACCAGATGCTACCAAATCATTAACAATTTCATAACACTGGTCTTGATTCTGTACTCCAACAATTACTTGTGGAAATTTCATTGATTATTTTTTGCTCTTGATAGCATCAGCACCAAAGAATGCTGCTACCAATGCTGAAATAGCCACAAAGTAAGTAGGTGCAATGTCACCAATGATACCTGCTGCCTTGTCTGCTCCCAGTAGGCTTGTTACTACGATGGTGGCAGGGTACAGCAACATACCAAACAGCGCGAACCAAGTCATTTTACGCATGGCATCACGCTGTGCGTCTGCGTCTTCCAATGCTTTGCGTTTAAATTCTAGGTTCATGTTGTATTCTTCTGCACTGATGTGTCCGTCACCGTTTGCATCCATTCCAGCAACTGCGTCTTCATCGATTGTAACTTTCTTTTTGTCTTCAGCCATTTTTTACTCCTTCTTGATTGACTAACAGTATTTACAAGAATTTGGACTAAAAATGGCTGTCATTAACTACGCATATTTCAATTTAAGCATTAACTCAATGCGAGCATCGTTGACATCAACTGTGATTTCTTTACTCATACCAGATTGAACAATACGCCATTGTGCAGTCCGACCTTTCCATTCTGCTCGTTGGCTACTTGTGCTGACATGATATGGAGGTATGGGCTCGGCTTCGTTACCTTTACGGCTACCACTGTCTGCAGGTTCCACATTTTTATGCAGCCAAATTAACAAGTCTACTCTATGTTTTTTAAGTACAGTAAAAGTCATGAGTGTGTGAGAATTATTTTGGTAGTTTCCGCAGTATCTGGCAGTGTAACCCAAAGTCTATTATTGTCATCGATATATGTTGCTATATTGTGTTCACTAAAAAACCATTTTATAAATTCAGACACAGTTCGCTGACCTACGCCAGGACCTGTTTGCACTATCCATTCTGCCATTGTATTTTCCAAATTTAATTTTCGGCTGCAATAGTTTCGAAACCATTGGGGTGCAGATGCGTATGTGAATGTCAGTTCTTGGTCCATCTCAGTATCATAAAAACAGCGTCAGATTCTTCTCTAAACCAAAACTCCATACCTGCTTTGGTAGGACTGCAAACATATCTGTCACCGGGCAATCCAAAGTTTTCAATGGCCCAGACACTGCCTTCTGTCCATTCTGCTACATGCTCTATGGTATTGTGCCAGGGTATAACTACCCTATGTGAGTGTATGGCTTCTACCGTAGCCATTTCAGTGCAAAGTGAGTGGCGTGCTGGGGATTGGCAAACTCAAATTTCCAATTAAAGTTTGGGAAACAGTTTTTAACACTGAAGCCGTTCTGACCAAATTGTTTACTGGCCCACATGATTGCGTCATACGTGCTCACACGTTGTCCGTTAATAGTTACAACATTCATGCCTATATTATAGCAGATTCTACATTTTCTGTCTAATCAAATGAATCCCATTTTAACATGAACCAACGTGCATGATCCATTCTGTGAAACACAAAATAGTTCTTGCTTGAACCCGTACGGTCAACATCACGCCAACGAAAATGTCCCCATTCTGGACCAAAAGTACGATTGCACCATTCTGCAGCTTCAAATGCTATGTTGCGTCTGTGTTGCCAAAATATTTGGTATTTGTCACGCACCACAGTGAGACTCATTATGTTTCGGCTTTTAGTAAGTCCCATGTTGCCATACGCTGTTTGAGTTCTGCTTCCAGTTTTCGATACTGATCACCTAAGGCTCTAAGTTCTTCAAACTCTTGTTCAAGTTCTTTATTGGTTTCTAACATGGCCAAACGCTGTGCGATAGTATCCAGTGTTGCCAGCACACTACGTCCACCAATTTTGATATCGTAGCCATCTGCTATCTCCAAATCGCCTTCTTTGATTTGTATTCCGGCTGTTAAATCTGTGTATGTAATCCCAGAATAGCCTTTTAAAGCATCGTAGTCAATCGAAATACCGCTCAAGTCAATGGTGTCTGCGGTAATTGTAAAAGTATCTGTTTGATTTTCTAATTGCGTATCATTCATATTATTCATATTATTAATGTAACAGATTTATTTTATATAGTCAATAAAAAACCCACCGAAGTGGGTTTCTATAATTCTAAATTAAATTTAGAATGCTTTTTTCAACTGTACACGATAGTTGTTACCGTCAAAGCCGTTGCCTTTACCGGTTACATAACCAACCTGTACCGAAGTCTGCTTGCTTAAAGCATAG